CCTGGATATACAGCTTTTCGCCACCACTTATCGGGTTCATGTTTTCCAGTCCGCGGGCCTCGTTTGGCGTCATCACTGCGGAGGCAATCAGCCGCGAGTAGCCCTCGGTGCGGCTTTGGTAGTCGCCACGCATCAAACCGTTGACGTCGAACTCAACGAAGTACGTCTCCCGCTCGCGGCGGCCAAAGAGTGACATGTTCATCCGCTCCTCGATCCGCTTGAGCCATGGATTCGCCGCATGAGTAACGAAGTCGATGCCTTGTGCTCAATGTTGTTGTTTGTCGCCCGCTCAAGGCTCTGGATGAGATGCAGTGGTACGCCGAAAATGCGGGCAATCTCTTCGAGTTGGAACTTCCGCGCTTCGAGAAGCTGCAGCTTTGACACATCCGTCTCGATAACCTTGATGTCATCGGTGCCGCTGATGAAACCAACGCCGTGCGACTTCTGTACCCCGCCGTGACGGTTGAACCACGTGTCCAGAAAGCTCTTTTTGGGCTCCGGCCCGAGCGCGGCGGCCGTCTTTACAATCAGCCGGGGCGTCGCATCATTTGCGAAAAACCGAGAGGCGAACTCCTGCGCAGTGATCGAAAGCCCGATAGTCTCGCGGGCGAGGTCGATCAGTGAACGACCCTTGAGCCCATCGGATAACAGCGGCGTCACCATGATTTCGTCTTCGGCGAAGACCCGCTCCTGGCCCGACTCGTCGCGGTAGTGGTAGCGCCGCGGCCCGCGTTCCCCGTCGCGCTTCACGCTGACTCGCGAGGCCATCAGTGGCCAAATCTCGCGCACTGTGCCCTTCCCGTCGAGCACCAACTGCGAGTAGGAAGAACCGAACATGATCGAATCGTTGACCAGGCGTTCGCGCCACTCAAACGAGGTCCACTCATCGTTTGGCCACCGCAAAGCCCGCTGCACAGGATGCTCTGTGGCCGGCTCCTTGCCTTCCTCGGTGCGGCGGTAAACCTTGAGCGGCAGTTGCGCAGCGGTCCCGCTGATGATCCGCATACAGGCCAGCACGGCGCCGCATTGCCACGCGGTTTCCGGAGTGACGTTTACCCCAGACGAACTCGGGAAGCTGGATCCGCCGAGCCACTTCAACACTTCGGGCGAGTATTTCACCGCGCGCGTGGAAAACGGCCAGATTTTCGACCAGATGCTCATGAAAACGAGAAGCTGAACTCCGAAGGCGGCTGCGCGGCAAGCGCGCGGCCCAAAGCAGCGATCGCCGCCACCGGCCCGTCAATTTTGTTGTCTTCGTGCTCTTTGCGCGGGTAGATGTTGTCTTTCGCGTCCCGGTGGCAGACCACATTGCTGATCATCCACGTCATGGAAGTCAGAACGTTTAAAGCGGAAATCCGCGCCGCCATAGAAGGGCGAACGATCGAGGGGACGGCGGTCGTCTACAACACGCTTTCGCAGCGCATGTGGGGATTTCGTGAGAAGGTTGCGCCTGGCGCTTTCGCTGAATCCCTTGCCGACTCAAAGCGCGACGTGTTCGCCCTTTGGAACCACAACGCGGATTTTCCGCTGGCCTCCCGCGCCTCAAAAACACTCACCCTCGAAGATACCCAAAGCGGCCTGCAGTTCCGTTTTGATGTGAACGACGCTCTTTGGGGAGAGGCTGCGTACCGCTCGATCAAAGACGGCATCGTAACAAAGATGTCTTTCGGTTTTCGCACTGTCGCGGACGAGTGGCACACCGAAGAAAAAGAGGAAATCCGCACAGTACTGAAGGCGGAACTCTACGAAATTTCACCAGTGCTTTTCCCGGCATACACCGCCACAAGCGTGGAGGCACGGTCAGTGCTCACCCCGGAGGAGATCTGGAAAGAACGACAAACCGCGAAAGCCAGCGTGGCTGGTCAAGCGAAAGAGATGCGCGCATTCGGTATCCCCGAATTGCTCGCTCTCAACCTCAACAAAAGGAGAACCCATGGCCACAAAGCGTGAGTTAATGGAGCGCCGCGCCACGCTGGTAACGCAGGAGCGAGACCATCTGGAGCGGCTGGAGAAAGAGGGCCGCTCCCTCATTGGAGACGACAAGGAGAGCTACGAGAAGCGGGCGAAAGACATTGGCGATCTGGACGACCAAATTCAAGGTCTTGACCTCCGCGACGAAAAGCTGGCCGCAAACAAAAAGCGCGAGCAGGCCATGGCCGAGCACCGCACCGAGCCGGAAAAGCGGCACGGGGGCGGGTCGCAGTTTGAAACGCGGATGGCACGCCGGGCGTTTGAGAGCTTTCAAGCCGGCAAGTTTGCAATGCGTGGGGCGAACGGCGACGAGCAGCGGCTGCGCCGCGAGGATTTCGAGAATGTCGATGTCCAGGTGCGGGCATACGAGAAGTTCCTGAAGTCCGGAATGCGCGGCATGTCCGAGGCGGAGTTCCGCGCGCTGAGTGTCGGCTCCGACACACAGGCGGGCTACCTCCGCGTGCCCAACATCGCCGCCGCTCAGATTCTCAAAAATGTCGACGACGCAACTCCGACCCGCGGCCTCGCCACGCAATTCCAAGTCGGCGGCGCCGAATCGATGGGCGTTGTGACGCTCGACGCAGACCCGGCCGACGCAGACTGGACCTCTGAGCTGCTGACCGGCAGTGAGGATTCCACAATGGCGTTCGGGAAGCGCGAACTCCGCGCCCATCCGCTGGCCAAGCGCATCAAGATCAGCAACAAACTGCTGCGCTCCAGCCGCATCGACATCGCCTCCTACGTGCAGCAGCGGCTGGCCTACAAGTTCGCCATCACGAACGAAAAAGCCTTCATGACCGGCGACGGCGTGATGAAGCCTCTTGGCGTGTTCACCGCGCACGCGGACGGCATTCCGACCTCGCGCGACGTGTCCACCGGCAACACGACGTCGGCCATCACCGCCGACGGCCTGATCGAAGCCAAGCACAGCATCAAGGCCGCCTACTGGCCGCGGATGCGTTGGCAGTTTCATCGCGACGCGCTGAAGCAAATCCGCAAGCTGAAACTCGGGGACGGCCAGTACATTTGGCAGCCGGGGATTACCGACGATCTGCCGGCCCGCATCCTCGAAGTGCCGTACGTCGCCAACGAAAACGCGCCCAACACTTTCACCACCGGCCTGTATGTCGGAATCGTCGGCGATTTCAGCTTCTACTGGATCGCCGACGCTCTCGACATGACGCTGCAGGTGCTCGACCAACTGTATGCGGAAACCAACCAGACGGGGTACATCCTTCGCATGGAAACCGACGGCCAGCCCGTGATGGCCGAAGCCTTCGCCCGCGTCAAGCTGGCGTAACCATCAACGCGGAAGAAAAAGGAGAACAGCAGAAATGCACAGCCTTGAAAATGCAGTCAAAGTTACCCGCGTGATGAACGCCGTGGCCGCGGGAACGACAGATCAGGAAAGCTCCACGGTTGATATGCAGGGCTTCGATGGCGTGATGTTTATCGCCGCATTTGGAGCCATCACGACCAACGCCGTCACCAGCGTCAAACTCCAACAGGGGGCCGATTCTGGAGGATCTGACGGAGCCGACTTGCTTGGAACCGGAGTCACTGTTGCCGACGACGATGACAACCAAGTCGTCGTGCTCGACGTTTACCGCCCCACCGAGCGGTACGTCCGATGCGTCATTGACCGGGGCACGCAAAACGCCGTTATCGATGGCATCGTGGCCATTCAGTACAACGGCCGGCGCCAACCTGTTACGCATGATTCCGCCACTGTCGTGGCTGGAGAATCCCACAATTCTCCTGCCGAGGGCACCGCTTAACCGCCTGAAGCGACCACCAAGGACCTGGAGGCCGGGGAAGCTCGGCCTCCGATTTTTCTGAAAGGAGAATCATGAGCTACATTCCAAAAGTCCATTTTGATGGACCCGATGAACTGGTGATCGAATCGGGCGGCAGCATCACAGCAGCCGGCACGCAGGCATCGGCCATCACTGACGCGACGGCCATCACTGGCGGCGAGTCGCCGACAGAAGCCGAGCACAACGCCGCACTCACAAAGATCAATTCAATCCTCGCGGCGCTGCGTGGCGTCGGTATCATCGCCAGTTAAGGAGGGGACCAATGGCCGTCACCGTCATGGATTACCCCGCGTCCCTTCCGACGCGCCACCAAATCATTCCCGTTGCCGTCCCTGCCATTGCGGAGGATGTCGTTTCGGAGAATGTGTATCTCCAGTTCGCACATTTCACCAACGGCGGTTCCGCGTCGATCGACATCACCATCAGCGACAAGCAGGGGTCGCCCCTTGAAGTTTTCCGCGTAACGGTTGATCCGAAAGCGCCAGTTAGTTGGAACCCGGGGCACCACCGCTACTGCCCCGGAGGCATCAATTGGGTGGCGAGCGGAAGCGGAGTCGTCGGATACCTCGTATGGTCCAAGTAGAGCGCCTTCCATACACGCTGTCTCTCGTCTCTGCGCCGGCGGCGGAGCCTCTTGATGCAACAGAGGTGAAGCTGAACTCGCGCATTGACCACTCAGCGGAAGATGCGCTTGTTTCTCACCTGATCAACTGCGCTCGGGTTTACGTCGAAAACGTAACTGGGCGTGCGCTTGTGACTCAAACATGGAAGGCGTTCTACGACGAGTGGCCGTGTGAAGGCATGGTGCTCCCAAAGGGGCCAGTGGCCTCCATCACGCACGTCAAGTATTACGACACGACGGG